GAGTAAAGCATTTTTTAATGCTACTCAGCTTTTTTTATTTGGAGGGAAAATGGCATTAAAGGAACTAGCAATATCTATTGGGATAGGAGCTGCATTATCTACAAGTTTTAGTAAAAATATTAAAAGTGCTGGAACTTTGATGGATCAATTAAAAAATAAGACCTCAGAATTAAAAAAAACTCAAGCAGATTTAAAAAAATATGAAAATATGCAGCTTATTAGAAAAGAAACTAGAAGTGAAATAATTTACTCCCAAAAGGAATTAGCAAAATTAAAAACTAAACTTTTGGAAGTAGACAAACAAGGAAGAACTTTAAAATCAACCTATAATACATTAGAGGGAGAAGTGATTCAATTAACTTCTCAGCAGAAAGCCTTAAGTAATAGAATGACTAAAATCTCAAGAGAGATGAAAGAGGGTAAAGGAGATAATAAGGCTCTTGCAAAAGAGTATAAAAGTCTAAGTCAAGAAGCTAAAGATGTTGCTGCAAAGCTAGGACCTTTAGAATTAAGATTAGCTGATGTTAAAAAGGAAATGGCGGCTAACTCAAAAGAAAGTAATACTCTAGGAAAGCAACATCTTAATCTAGAAAATAAAATTCAATCTCTAAGAGAAAAACAAAAGAAAAATATAAATGAAATCAGAGAAACTACAAAGCAATTAAAAGAACAGAGTATCTCAGTTAAAGATACAGCAAAATCTTATGAAGAACTAGAAAAAAAAGCAAAAGCATATAATAAAGCTTTAGAACACTACCAAAAAGCTAACACTATAAAAGAAAGAGGTAATAAAATATCATCTTATGGAACTTTACCTTTACAAGCTGCTGGGGTTGCTACTGTTGCTGGAGCTGGGGTTCTTTCGGAAGCTATAAGAGCAGAAACAGCTTTTGCAGGAGTAAAAAAACAATTTGATTTTGAAACAGCTGAAGAAGAAGCTAAATTTAAAGAAGATTTATTAAAACTTGTTGCTGAAAAGAGAATAGCAGTTTCTTTAGAAGAACTATATAATATGGCTGCTAATGCTGGACAAAGTGGTTTAAACAAAGATGAAGCAATAGGCTATATAGAAGCGGCTGCTAATATGGGAATGGCTTTTAATATGAGCAGAGAACAAGCTTCTGAGTATATGTTTGCCTGGAGAAATACCTTTGGTATGGATTTAAAACAATTAAAAGAGTTGAATGACCAAATTAATACCTTAGGTAATAATACAGGAGCCAGTGAAATTAAAATAGCAGAATTTATAACGAGAATGGGAAATCTTCCAACTGTAGTAGGAATGACTACTAATCAAACAGCAGCTCTTGGAGCTTCTTTAATGGAAATGGGAATGGCACCTGAAATAGCAGCAACAGGTGCAAAAAGACTGCTAACTATTTTAAATAAAGGTATGGCAGCAACAGGA